AATAATGAAAGTAGCATTGATGTTGACGGGATTAGCCCGTAAGGTTGAAGAAGGTTATAAACACTATTGGAAATATATTATAGATAATCACGATGTAGATTTATATTTACATTGTTGGGAGGATGAAGAATATGAAAAGGTTGAAGAAGTATATCCTAATGCAAAATATATGTACATTCAGAAACCATTTAAATTTACAAAATATAGAGAAGGTATAGAATCACCAAATGATGATAAAAGTAGACCTTTGAAAGAATATGATGTTTGGGGTAACTTTAGAACATTTCCTATGTTTTATAGTTGGGAAGAAACATTTAATGCACTTAGAGTTAGTAGACACAAATATGATTGTGTGATTAGAAGTAGATATGATTTGGGAACTGATATTAACATTGATTTAAATAAATTAGATATGAGTAAGATAAACATATCTAACCATCATTGGGCTGGTTCACCAATAACCGATGATAATCTTTGTATCTTAAATCAAGAAAACGCACACATACTCTTTGAAGATATCTTTACAGAGTATATTGAACATTCCAAAGAGATTGGATATATAGAATTCGCAGAAAAGAATTTTATGAATATTTTAAAAAGAAAAAATCTCTATCACTTGGTACATAAATCAGATGATTTACCATTCCAACTTTTAAGAGATAATAAATTATGGTATTAATGAAAGAAACAATTCCTTTATTTAAAGTATTTATGAGTCCAACTGCTAAAGATAAAGCTGGTGAAGTTTTAGATAGTGGATACATTGGACAGGGAGCTAAAGTTGATGAGTTTGAAAAACAGATTGGTGATTATTTTGGTAATAAGAAAGTAGTTACAACTAATGCTGGTACATCAGCTTTACATTTAGCATTACATTTATTAAAAAAACCAAAACCAAATTGGAGAGAAGAATTTCATGGTGTAGCATTTGTTGAACATAATTGGCCTGGTATAGAAGATGGTGATGAGGTATTGGCAACACCACTAACTTGTACTGCATCTAATTGGCCAATCGTAGCAAATAATCTTAAAATCAAATGGGTAGATATCGACCCAACAACTTTGAATATGTGTTTGAAGGATTTAGAAAAGAAGATGACTCCAAAAACCAAAGCTATTATGGGAGTTCATTGGGGAGGATATCCATTAGATTTAGATAAGATTAGAGATATCAGAGTTAAGTTTAGAGAAAAGAATGGATGGGCACCAGCTCTAATAGAAGATGGAGCACATGCTTTTGGTTCTAAGTACAAAGGAAAGTATTTAGGAAACCACAATAACTTTGTAATGAATTCACTACAAGCAATCAAACACATCACATCAGTTGATGGTGGTTTACTTTATTGTCCACATGATGAGTTGTACGAAAGAGCTAAATTACTTAGATGGTATGGTATTGATAGGAATCCAAAAGGTAGAACTGATTTTAGATGTGAAGCAGATATCGAAGAGTGGGGATTTAAGTTTCATATGAATGATGTATGTGCAGCTATCGGTATGGAAAACTTTAAACATATGGATAGATTGGTAAGTAGACATAAAGAGAATGCAGCTTACTATGATTTGAGATTACAGAATGTAGATGGAGTTACACTTTTAAAAAGAGAAGAAGGATTTGAATCAGCATTTTGGATTTACTCACTATTGGTTGATGATAGACCTTCATTCTATGAGTATATGAAGGAGTGTAACATTATGGTATCTCAGGTGCATGAAAGAAACGATAAACATAGTTGTATGGCTGAGTTCCAAACAAAGTTACCAAACTTAGAAAAAACAATTGGTAAGGTTGTATCCATACCTGTTGGTTGGTGGGTAACTGATGAACAAAGAGAATATATTGTAGATTGTATTAGAAAATGGAAGTAAGATTACATCCTTTAGAGAAAAAACATTTAGAGTGGTTACTACGAATAAGAAATCACGAATCAACTCGTTCACAATTAAAGAATGATAATATTTTTACTATAAGGGAATGCGAAGAATGGTTTGAAAATTTGAAATCACCTTGGTATGTAGTTATTGATGAAGATTTATATTGGGTTGGATATGTTAGAACTGATGGTGATGAAGTTGGATGTGATATACATCCTGATTACAGAAGGAGAGGATATGCAAGACAAGCATACAAAGAATATTTAAAAGATAAAACATATGCTGAATTAGATGTATTTGAAGATAACCATGCAAAATCACTCTACGAAGAGTTAGGATTTAAAGAAACTGGTGAAGTACAATTTATAAGAGGTAGAAAATATTTAAAAATGATTTATGAAAATAGGAATTAATTTAGTTGGTGTATCTTACAACAATGCCAAAGAAGGTGGTAGGTTAAGAGATTACGAAAACTCTATACAAAACTTTTATACGAATGTTGTAAATCCATTGAGAAAAAATGGACATGAAGTTCAGTTTTATCTTTTCAGTTATAAAAATGAAAAGCAAGATAAAATAGTAGAAGATTATTACCCAACAGTAAAACACACATTTATAGAACAACAATTAAATAAATTAGGTGGTGGTGATAGAGTTGGTAATGGTATGAAAGTAATGACTGTTTCCTATCTAAATAGTTTACAACAACTTTACAATGAAGATTTAGATTTAGTTATATCTACTCGATATGATATAAACTTTTTCAGAAATCCATTTGAGGAATATGATTATGATTTTACAAAATGTAGTTTCCTTTGGAGAGAACCTGAGTTTACTGATTTACCAATAGTAAATGATACATTTATAGTTTTTCCATACAAAATGTTGGAATCATTTTTTGATGCGGTGGTTGAGATGGAAACAAATCCCCCACATGGAGTGAACTCTGGGATGCATA